TGGACAGGAAGAAGAGTATGATGGCTCTGAAAGTAAATTTAAAAACAAGTTTGCGGAGATTAAATTTTGACTAAGAATGTTGACTTTGAAAAATACACTGAGTTTGTAGATGCAGTAACATCTATCTCTAGTAAAGATTCTGAAGCATTTTCAGTTCGTTTGAGAGATCTTTATGCTAAAGGTCTTCCTGTAGAAAGACTTCTTACTGCTGCAGTAGGGATGTCTGCAGAGTCAGGTGAGTTTACTGAAGTAGTTAAGAAGATGATATTTCAGGGCAAACCAGTTAATGAAGAGAATTTATTTCATCTTAAGAGAGAACTTGGAGATGTGATGTGGTACGTTGCACAGGCATGTATGGCATTAGATACATCATTTGATGAGATAGTTGAGATGAATGTAGAGAAACTTAAGGCAAGATATCCAGGCGGAGAGTTTGATGTTTATAAGTCAGAGAATAGGGCTGAGGGTGATCTATAAATAAAACTAGTAGTTTTATTCACAATGGCCAAGAAAGCTGATAAGACACATATTTCTGAACAAGAGGTTAAGACTTGTTTGGTTGCAATTATGAGTGCCCTTGGTGATGAGGAACATAGTTATTATTCCGATCTTGATATAAGTACTACAACAAGTAGTAATAGAGTTAAGATTAAATCAAAGATCATTGTAACTGTTCCCAAAGGAACTAGAGAATCTGTAGCAAAGGAACTAAGGAAAAAGATACTAGAAGATTATCGAGTTGAATTTACTAGAGGATATAAGGATATAAGTGTTTATCTTAGTTTATTCGAAGAGGATCAAAGTAGAGTTTTAATTAAATTAAAAGAAGAAAAAGTTGATAAATCATACAATAAACCCTCTGGTGAAAATAAAGGTTCTGGAGGTGGTAGTACTCAAACAGCTATTGTTGAATCGGCACAATGTTTATATTGCGATTTAGCTTTTAATGTTTATGGTTCTAAAATTGATATGGATCAATTAATAGATAAATCAGATTTAGATAAGGCTTATAAGAATATTGAAGTAGATGTTGATTTAGATGATATGTTATCAATTGCACCTGCATGGAAAAAATCTTCTATTCTTGGTGCAAATAAATTATATGATACCTTAAAGAAGGGCCCATATAAATTTTATAGAAGTGAGGGTATTGATGCAGAAATTAATAAGGCATATAAACTAATAAAGGGCGATAGTGTTCAGAATAAGGCTCTGAATATTCAACAGAAAGTACCACAGAGTGAGGATAAGTGGAATCCTGCTGATATATGGGCAGCTTCAACAAATTTTTCATCTAGTGATATTACAAAGAATGCTTCATCAGGTTTAGTGAAAAATTTAAATAGTTTTTTGATAGAGAAATTTGAATCTCAAGAATTGGTTGGTGTCTCTCTCAAAAAAATAACTGGATCTGCGGATATAGTGGAAATGAATAATACTGAAGATAGACATATTGATGGAGCAGGATTTGGAGGAGCTGATTTTAATTACAAATCATTAGATACTTATATTGATTTTAAGAGTGGTAATAAAAGAATTCAATTCAGAAACTTTGATTCGAGTGGCCACAGTTGGCAAGGTGAAGTTGAACAAAAAGGTTCATCAGCAAAACATGGAAAGATTGGTGGTGGTGCTATTTGGGCTGTATTAAATGCTCATGGTGTTTCCTATCATTCTTTTGCTAAGAACAATTCACAACTTTATAAAGATTGTGGTGGTGATAATGATGCAACAAGAATAATTGCTGAGGAAATATATAGTAAATTAAGTGGTAAGGTTCCTGCTGCTGATAGAAAAATGAGTTCTAATAAGACACAAGAAGTGGATGATATTATTTCAAATGGTCAACGTTGGATGTATACAAAATTTTTGGGACTTACTTTGATAGATGCAATTGGTAGTGCAACAAATTCAGATGAACTGGTAAAGGATATATATCTTTATGCTAGTTCACAACATTCAATGTCTGGTGTATATTATAAGTTAACATAATGAGTAAGAATAAACATCTAGAACATTTGGAAGATGACATCCTTAATAATGGCAGTGAAGGTGGAAAGACATCTATTGCTTTTCTTAGATCTTTAGGATCTATGTTATCTGAAGGAGATAAGAATAATGTAAAGGTAACTACAAAATGGGATGGTGCTCCTGCTGTTGTATGTGGAGTGAGGCCTGAAACAGGATCTTTTTTTGTAGGAAATAAATCTGTATTTAATAAAGAATTTGCAAAAGTTTGTGTTTCTCCAGAAGGTGTTGATAGACATTATCCTGAGAGTGGATTGAAACCTATTCTTAAATCATGTTTAACACATCTTTCTAAATTGAATATTAAAGGTGTTATACAAGGTGATCTTCTCTATACCGAAAATAGTAAATCTGTAACTGAAGTTGGTGGTACAAGATGTGTAGCCTTTACACCTAATACTATTACGTATGCTATTCCATTAGATACAGATCTTGGAAAACGTGTTAATGAATCTAAACTTGGTATTGTATTTCATACAACTTATACTGGATCTTCATTAAAAGAAATGATTGCTGGATTTGGTGTTGATGTATCTCCATATCAAAAACATAAAGATGTTACGGTATTTTCTTCAGACTTTACTGATACAAGTGGTAGTGCAAATTTTACTACATCAGAATTGAGTAAGTTTAAATCTGCTGTTAATAAGGCAGAAGGTTCTTTAAAACAAGCAGCTAAGTTTTTGGATGCTATGCAAGGAACTGATAAGTATGCATTTAATAAAGTGTTTAAACAGTTCTTTAATACTTATATTAGAGGTGGTACATCTATTCCAACTACTAATAAAGTTATTGGTGACTTTTCAGTCTATTATAATAACTTACTTGATAAAGAAATCAGTTCAAAGAAGAGTGCTTCTGGTCAAAAGAAATGGACAGATGTTAAAATGGATGGACTTAAGTTTATTAATGCAAATCAAACACCAATTTATATGACTGTTGCATCATATAAGAATTTAACTGCAGCAAAACTTATAGTCATTCGTAAGTTGGAGAGTGTAAAAGGTATTGGAACATTTTTAAAAGATGGTACTGGATATAAAGTAACTGCACCTGAAGGGTTTGTTGCTATAAAATCTGGAACTGCACTTAAGTTAGTTGATAGACTTGAGTTTTCTGTTGCTAACTTCACAACTGATAAGAATTGGGATACTAAATAAATATATGAAGACACTTCTACAATTTTTATCTGAAGCCGAGACACAGGCATCTAGTCAAGCCAAGAATATGGGCTTGATGGGTGATGGTCATGGAGATTGGTATGATAAAAAAGGAAAACTTGTTGCTAAAACTGTTAGTGGTAGACTACAGTATTTTGGTGATCGTAATGCTGGTAAGAAGGTAGAACCTGCAGATTTACGTCCTGAGAAAAAGAAACTAGAAAATAAAAAAGATGGTGGTTCATTGACCTTTGGTTTTGGTAGATTTAATCCACCAACTGTAGGACATGAAAAGCTTATGGATACCATAAGTAAGACTGCTGGTGAAGGTGGTCAGTATAGAGTTTATCCTTCAAGGTCACAGGATGCTAAAAAGAATCCTCTTGATCCTAGAGAAAAGATAGACTATATGCGAAAGATGTTCCCTAAACATGCTAATGCTATTGTTGATGATGAGAACACAAGAACTATTTTTGATGTATTGAAGGGGGCCCATGCGAAAGGATTCAAAACTGTCAATGTTGTGGTTGGTTCGGATAGGGTCAAGGAGTTTGAGAACCTTGCGAACAAATACAACGGACAGTTATACGATTTTGACAAGATTAACATTGTCTCAGCAGGAGAACGGGATGCTTCTGCCAAAGGCGTTGAGGGTATGTCTGCCTCCAAGTTAAGAAAGGCTGCAATGGATGATGATTATGAAACATTTAGTTCTGGTATATCAAAAAACATAGACGATAAGAGTACAAAGAAACTTTATAATACTATTCAAAAGGCTATGCGTAAGGTTAAGTCTGAGGCATGGCAGTTTGCACCTAAACTTGCATTCGATGGCCTTAGAGAAAGTTATATTGCAAAACAGATATTCCGTATTGGTGATGTGGTTGAGAATCTTAATCATGGATTAATTGGTAAGATCATTCGTTCAGGTACCAATTATGTTATTGCAGTTACTGAAGATAATATTATGTTCAAGTCTTGGTTAAAAGATTTGAATGAATATTCAGAGGTTCATATGTCAAGGACTATGAGAGATAAAATCCATCCTAATACTCTCGTAGGTACTGATGGATATAGAAAAAATTTAGAGAGATTGACGCCTGGACAATACCCTCTTATAAATAAACTTAGGCAAAGACTGAAAAATTCTTAAGGAAATGAAGGAATCTAAACAAGTTAGATCTGAACATCAATCATTTGTTGATGCTTGGAGTAAAATTAATGAACATACTAATTCAACTTTAGTTAAGGAAGCTCCTGAAGTTCCTGTAGTTGAGAAGAAAGAAGTCGTAGCAAAAGTTCTTGTAAGAAAGGAAGATGCTTTTACTGCACTTGCTGAAAAGTATCAGATGGTTGTGAAACAGTTTGCTAGATATGTAGAAGCTAATCAACATTTGTTTGATATTCCTACTCGTAAGAAAGCTGTTCTTGCTAATAAGTTTCAAGGATTTAAAGAGAATAAAGAATGGGATGAGTTCTTTGGTGATCTTGAATTAGTAGAAGAGTCTGAGCCTATGGTTTTAACAAAGGCAGATAAGACTGGTAATACTCCTGCATGGCAGAATAGAGATAAGAAGAATGTTAAGACTGGGAAACCAATCTATAAGAAAGCTGATCATCTTAAGGATGAAGGAACTAAAGTAGAAGGTGAGGATCTCCAAGAGATTACAACTAAGGATACTAAAACTGGAACTAAGTTTAAGGTTCGTGTAAAGGATAAGGCTACTAATTCTTCATACATTCGTTTTGCAACTCGTGATAAGATTGCACAACTACGTGCAGATCCTAAGATTGCATCAGTTGAAATGACTGATGAAGGTCAGACACCAGAGGAAAGAGGTGAGAAGAAGGCACAAGCTGCAGGTGGTGGTAGTAAGAAGAAGGCTTCTAAAGACCATGATGGAGATGGTAAAATAGAATCTCCAAAGGCAGAGTATAAAGGTTCTAAGGATAAGGCCATTAAGAAGGCTATTAAGAAGAGAAGTGTTACTTCTGAACAATCAAATTGGAGACAAGACCTTAAAGAGATTATCGGTGAGGTTGGAATAACAGAGGGAAAAAAGTCTAAGAAAAAGAAGACTAAAAATCCAGTTTGTATCAATCCTGATACAGACGATGATAAGAATAAGTATGAGGGTTATAAAGGAACTGCTGACCTTAGCCATATACAGACACCAGAACAAAAAAAGAAAGCAGAGGATAGATTTAATAAATTTTTAGGAGGTATGAAGCCTTCTAAAAAGGATAACTCAGATGCCAAGAAGGTTGCTGAAAGTCTTGGTGCTGAACTAAAGGGTCTTGAAATTGAAGATGCAGATGGTAATCTTGCATTTGAAGTTGTAGATCTAATTAAACCAGATCCAATGAAAGGAGTATCTTCTGAGGAAGTTAAATTACCTGAGATTAAAAAGGATACTAAGTTTATTGATGGTATTAGAAAAGGAGTATTACCTTTAGAGAAAAGTAAAATTAGTTCTAAAGTAAAGTCATTGCCAGGAAGTTAAGTTTCTATATAAGATAGCTACTTATTAAGATCATGCTGTCTATTTTACTACCAATAGCAACGAAAATTATTTCCGATGCTGTGAATAAGATTCCAGAAAACGAAGAACTGGGTGAAAAACTCATCGAAGTTTGTTTAATTATTCTTTCCAAAGCAGTCAAATTAACTAAGACTGATATGGATGATAAACTATTAGAACAAGTAAGTAAAGCAATAAAAGCCCGTTAATTTAGATGGAGGATAATGACTTTTTTATTTTTATTAATAAAACCTATCCTTATTATGTTAGTGAAAAAAGTTTTTAAAAAACAAATGAAAGTTTTTGCTGTAGAAATGATGCAGGAGTATGCATTATATCCAGACAATGACGTGGATGATGTGTTAGTTGCACAAATTAGAAACGCAATGAAACTAGGAGCGGTGTAAACCCTCCTTTTTTTATAAATAACTTTAGGAATTTATAGGAAAAAATCATGCCTCTTTGGGGAAAAACAGATGCGGATGAGTCCAAACCAAAGTGGCTCACTGACGATCAGAAGAAAGAAGTATTTGCTAATAATAGTGGATGGGTAGTTGAAGGTGGATCTGCTCAGACTGGGAACGGTAATGCAGATGCACAACCAGAGATTTTAGCTTGTATTGGTGGTCTTTCAACTGGTATTGGTGCTGGTGATATTACTGATGTAGAATGGATCACAACAACTGCTGATAAGTCTGCTGGATTTACTCTATCTGTTAGAGTTAGATACAACGAACCTGTTACAGTTACTGGATCACCAACTATTGCAGTTACTAACGGAAACCAAGGATCTGGATCAGGTCGTGGACCACACACCCTTGTTTACGCTAGTGGAACAGGTACTAATGAATTAGTATTCTCACTCGCAATCGCTGCTGCTAACGCTGCAACAAATGCAGATGACGTACTAACAGTTGCTGCTCAGAATGTTCTGAAGCCAGGTGGTGCTACTATTAAGGATGCATCTGGAACTGCTTCTGATTCTGCTGTTGCAATCTCTGGTGCTCAGGGTACTGCTTGTGGAAGCATCACAGTTGTTGCATAAATAAAGTCACGAGTCATCGTGATATATGAAATTTGATGAATTGAACGAAGACAATTATATGATGTTTGCAATCAAACATTACGAAAATCCTCAAGCTATTACTGCTGAGGATTTTCATGATGATATGAAACGATTCAAATACATTAAACGTCTTCTACGTAGATATAAGAAAACAGGAGTATTGAAAACTCATTTATTACTAAATCATTTTATAAGTATATACAATGTTTTTGGTGATGGTGCGACTCCACTTCTTTTCTATAAGATAGATCAAGATCTATGGTCAGCAATGAAAGCCTTTATCATTTATTTGGGAAGGTTTCCTGAATTTCCAAAAGGTGCTATCCATGATATAAAAGTTGATCTAGAATGTTTTAAAGAACTAAAGATGATCTAATGGACTATCGATTAAAAAGAGTTATTGACTTTTTTAAGGAAGAGATGGTAGCTAATGCTGCTGGTGGTAGTGGTGGATTTTCTGGATCCGCTAATGCTGCAGGCCCTGTTGCTGGATTTGATCCTGTTATGGGTAAAAAAGTTTCTAGGAGAAGATCCATTGGTAGATGGGCTAAATCTTTACAGAGTAAGAAGAAAAAAATTAAAGAATCATTAAGTACAAAAGATACTAAGAATTTAAATAAAGCATCTGCTCTTTCTCAAAGTGATAAACCTAAAGATCAAGATAGAGCCAGAGCTAGAAGAACGGAAGTTGATTATAAAGATTTAATGAGACAGATAAAAGCCAAAAAAGGTAATGTGGTGGGATAATATCATGGCCGATAGAGTAACCACAGCTGTATTAAAAGAAAAGGTTGATAATATCGAAAAGGTATTCAGTCGAATTGATGATGCAATTGTAAAGATTGTAGAAGTTAATAATAATGTAAGTAAAATGTTAGCTGTCCATGATGAACGACTGGTTAAACAAGAAAAGATTGATGAGGTCTTATTTAAAAAAATTGATGAACTTCATGTGAAAATGGTTGAAGATAATAAGGTAGTATTGGAAAGACTGACTATATTAGAAAGAAAGGTTTGGACGGGACTTGGTATAATTGGTACTATAATGGTCGTTTTACAGGTTGCAGGCCCGAGTAAAATATTAAGATTGTTGTCACCTGTGCAAACATCTGGTATAATAGAAGAGGTCAGACCAACCTCAGTTGAATTACATAGACACAAAATATATCAGTCTAGTATCAGTTAGACTCAATAAGTTTTCTGAGAAGAAGAAGGGATTATATAACTTCCGTTGCCCTTACTGTGGGGATTCGCAAAAATATAAGAA